GACTTGCGTATTACTCCAATCGGAGTAATATAAATCATGTCAGCAAAAGAAAGGATAAACAAAATGACCACCGTCATCGACCAAAACGACAAGGAAATCGACTTCACCACCGCAGTCAACCTCATGGACGATGAGATTCGCGAGGAGTTGCATGCCGAGATGGCGCCCTGCACCGACCAGGAATTCTTCGACGCATACCTCGACAGGCACTACGCCAAGTACGGCGAGGAATTCACCATCTGACACCATTAACCCTCTTCAAAAACACATAAATACAATTCCTCAATGAAAATGCTTATTCGCGGGTGAACGACGCATTCATGTCCTTCACCCGCACTATTGTTATATTTGTTCTATTTCGACACGAGAACAAGCACAACGATAGCGAGAATCAGCATTGTTGCATTACCCATAGGCTCCTCCTTTCGTTTTGCTATGTGGAAGTTCTGCTAATAACCGCTAGCCTCAGCAGAACTTCCACGTAGAGTTCATAAATAACAAAAACGCCCCTCCCCCAGCGTGCGCTGAGAGAGGGGCAATATTCAGACTCGCGGTAGCATGTCATACAGTTTTTGAGTGTCCAATGTTGCGCCATGCATTCGGCTGAAATCAGCCGTGCCACCGTGCATCCTGTCGGCCTTCACATCCTTCGTGAGCTCGCGCTTCCACTTCGTCCAAAAATCATCATGCTCTTTCTTGGTCATGATGATGATTCTACCGTGCGAAACACAAAAAGCCCCTCCCCCAGCCATAGCTGAGAGAGGGGCGACGTTACATGTGGGCGCAAAATATTCCAACAGGATTTAAACTGCGCGATTTTTTCATGCGAGGTTTTCGATGATCCGCTTCTCGGAATCGCTGAGCGGCCATACCGTCACATCTTCGGCCTTCAGTTCCGCGGCCTTCAGTTCCGCGGCCTTCAGTTCCGCGGCCTTAGCTTCGCTCAGGAGATAGCCGCCGCCGTAGATGGCCTTCTTCACGGCCTTCTGCGAGTCGAGAGCCCTCGTGAACGCAACGTCTGAAGCCTTGACGCGGAACTCGACCTGCTTGCTAATCTTCCCGAGCCTGCTCACGGTAAGCAGTTCACGCGGATACGAGTATTTCGGCGGATGCCTGCGTTGCTCTTTCCTGACGCGCTTCACGGTCTCGTCGATCGCGTTGGCCAAGTCCGGCGCGGTGCGGATCAGGTCATCACCGAAACTCGTCACGAAGCTGGTGTTGACCTGCGCGCCGTTAGCATATTCGATGGTCGAATTCGTGACGATCATGTGCGCCCCATTGCGCGACGTGCTGGAGAAGATCGTGAGATACGGCGCGAACAGGAAGAACGGAATTTGCTCCGTCCGATAGAACGTGCAAATCTTCGACAGGATGCTGAACGGCGGATTATCCACAACCACCGCACCGCCCGAATAGTCGAACCGCTCGTAATCGCCGCCCGGATAGAACGGTCGCACCACCTTGCTGGGGTCGATGCCAAACTCACGGCATGCCCAGTCCTTTATCGTCTCATACACTGCGGGGGGGTATAGCAGTCATCCGTGGTCTTCTTCGGTTTGAATTTGTCCACGAACGCGCCGTAATCGTCAATCGTCTGCTGTCTGATGCCCATTTTGAAAGTCCTAAAAATAAAGCCCCTCCTCCAAATGGAGAAGGGGCAGATTTAAAAACAGGGTGCAAGAATTTCCACAAGCACCACAGTGCGTGAATTTTCTTCCACGCGAGGTTGAGTTTCCGGCGCGAGTTTGAGTCTCACGCTAGAAAATCAATCACGGCGCAGCGGATTGTAGGCGACGCCAAGACCGCTGGCGATGAAGCCGGCCACGGTCGAAATGTAGCCGCCGACAGCCGCATCACCAAAGGTCATGAAACCAAGGCCAACGCATGAAGCGATCAGCCCGAGCACGTACACGACGGTGCGCACCTGCTTAGAAAAGACCGGAGTGTATGCGTCCGGCGGCTGGTTGTCCTGACCGTCCTCACGCTCGTTGGTGAGATTGTTGACTGTGGTCTCCAAAGTCGTCGGCGCTGCATGTTGAGCCATATTAAACCCCCTTAGAATCGGTTTTGATTGAGTGCCGTCTGCAAGGCGCGTGCGGTCGCGGGGCCGAAGCTCGCGTCCTGAGCCAGGCCGTAGTGCGCTTGGATGGCGCGAATGGTGGCGGGGCCAAGCAGACCATCAGTGCCGCAGCCCAGGCGACGTTGCACGGCACGGATCAGATCACTGCCGCCAGCGCCGTAGCGGACCACGCTCGAATCGATGGCGGGACGCGCGTAAGTCCTGCCGTCAGGCACCTGCTGGCCGCTGATGATGCCATCCACCGCGGTGCCCATCACCTGCTGCCAGCGGCGTACCGTGGCGGGGCCGACGTTGCCGTCCACGGCTAGGGCGCCGGTGGATGCCGAAGAGGTGTTGCCGCCGCCGTAGCGGAGGTAGCAGTTCCACGGGTAGCTGTAGTAGCCCCTGATGTTGGTTTCGCGGCCGGTCTGGTCCCCGGCCTTGCCGTAGGCCGTGCCACGCTCGGAGATGGACGCCTGCGCGAGCTTGCCGCCGCCAAGGTAGACGGCCACGTGGTGCACGTCGTTGAGCAGGATGTCGCCCGGCTGCGGATTACCATTCGCTGGGAGTCGCGTCCATCCGCGCTTGGTCAGCTCACCGGACAAGTTGCCGGTGTAGGTGGCCGAACCGGTGTCGAAGCCCGCCTCGCGCAGGCAGTGGATTACCAGGCTGGAACAATCGCAATTACCCCCCGATGGGTTGAAGTTCCAGCGGTCGGACTGGCTGTAGCCGAGATTGGCGACTGCGCACCAGTAACGCATACGATTGATGAGAGCGCTGACGCTTGCCATGTCAGTCCTCCAATCCTTCGACAGCCTTGGCCGCATCCGTTTCGGACACGACCGGGATGTCAATGGGCGGCAGACTGTCGCCCTGCGGTGTCATTTCCGGCGTCATGGTCACTTCGTCCATGACGGCCTCCTTCCCACCCCCAATAGGGGGCAATAAAAAGGCCACCTCCGAAGAGATGGCCTTGCGGTTGTGAAAATCGATATCAACGCTTTTTGTGGGCGTTGTGGTTGAAAACCAGAATGAGCGTGAGGAGAATCAGGTAGGCTCCGCCCGCGATGAGCAGTCGTGTCATTGCCGGTCCTCCAAGTATTTTTCGGCTGCTGAGATGATCCAGCATTGCGCGTCGAGTTTTTCGAGCTTAGCCAGCTCGTATCGGACGGCCTCGGAATGGTCGTGTGACTGGTCGCCGTAGATCAGGCTGATGATCGTGTTTTTGATCGTGTCACGGCAGAGCTCGTCCATACGGTCGTCGATTTTCGCTGTCCGCTCTCCCAAAGTCCGTGTTTTTGCGAAATGCTGGGAAAGCGGACTGTCATATGGCAGGCGTTCGGGTCTTACGTGCGCGTACAGGCCGGTGGCCAGCGCGTCCAAAGCGCCCGGCCATATCCTGAGCAGCAGGGTGATGAGGGCGCACGCGCCACCCACACCCCCAAAACCAGCTAGAAAATTCTGCAACACATTGCATCTCCTTAAAAAATCAGTTTTGCAGTGGCATGGAACCGCCGTCGAAATAATCAAGCCCGTATTCACCCGTCAGCAGCCCGTATGCCTTTTTCGAGGTGACGATCATCCGGTTGATTTCCCATACGGCGTTGCCGGTGGTGATGACACACACGGCTGGAAACATGTTGTCCTTCGGATAGGCAGTCAGCCTGCCCGACTTGTCAAGCGTGCGATCTAAATCCCATCCGAATCTGATCGTGCCTGTGCCAGACACAAGTCGGCAGTATCCGCTGACGACATGATCGGTGGGCACGCCACTGGCGATGTTCCAGCCTTTGAACTCTATGTGGCTTGCTTTATTGACCTTGCAAACCGTCAATGGGCTGGCCGCATAGTTCGTGATGACGCTCATGCCATCACCCCCAATAGGGTTAGGCGAGCGGCATCGTACCCCCGGTGAAATATCCGATGCTGTCGAGCAGGGTCTTGTTCGCGAGATAATCGGCCTGCGTGCAGATGAGTATATTTGTCACGGTGACGGTCGGACTGCCTGACTTGACGGAATAATTCGCTGATAGCGGACTGGAATTGTTGATGTACGTCATGTAGCTGACACGTTGGCGTGCGCTGAATTCGCCCTGTGTTCCGATAATCGAGACAGTGCCGCCTGTGACGTTCACATCGAAACTGACCCAATATGTCATCCATCTCACGCTCGGAACGGTCGTGAGATGCACCCACTTGTCTGCTTGCAAGGTGATGGTCGAGGATGGGCTCGTGCATAGGTTCGTGACCATCATCGGACATCACCCGCCCGACGAATCGCCTTAATCGCGTGGCATCGTGTCCCCCGAGAAGAAGCCCGGAAGCCCCCCCCCACGGCTCTATCGTAAGTGTCGGCGGCTTCCACGCTCAATTCGCTGATGGCCATACCGGAGGGGATGGCCAGGCGCGTGTCATTGGCAGTCGGGATGAAGCGGATCGTATATTTCCCGACCGTCTGGGCACTTGGGTATTTGACCGTGCCGCCGGAAAAGATGCCGATGCTTTTATTCGTCGTATCGTTGCTGACGATCCTGCACGTGCACACGTATTCCACGCCGACCTCGCACGCGAAAGGCAGGTCGATGTATTCGCCTCTGGTGTTGGCCAGCGTGCCACCGGTCATGTACTTCGATATGTCGCCGCCCTTTTTGACGACATGGAAGCCGGTGGGGTCGAACTTTGGGTTCGGCCACAGGTTAATCCTCTGCATTCTCGTCTCCCTTCACGCTTTCGAGCACATCCTTCGGGATGAGTTTCATGGCCGCCGACAGCTGACTGGTCAGGATTGCGATTTGCTTGGTGAGAGTGCCGATTTGCGCGGAAAGCTGGTCGATGACCTCGTTCGCGTCGGCTGGAATCTGAGTCAAAATAGTCTCCTTGAAATACGAAACCCCCGCAATCCGATTGGATTGCAGGGGTTGAAAAATGTGGAATGCCGGGTTAGTCGGCGGCGGTCATCGTGTCGATGCGCGTAACGGCCTTAAGCCCGTCGAGCGTCAAAGTGCGTCCGAGATTCGTCTTCACATCCGTCAAAGTGACGGACGTGCCGGAATCATCGAATGTCGCAAGCACGCCACGCTGATAGTCACGCCACGATTCGGCGGTACCGTCAGCGCTGGAAAACTCCAATCCCAAGCGGCACAATTCCGCGCGCACCGACTCCTTCGGCGGACGCAAATCAAGCACTATCGGTAGTGGTCTCAGTGGTCACATCGGCCATAATCAATCTCCTTATTGTTGGTTGTTTTGAGGTCGTGGCATGAGGGATTGGTAAAATCTCTCCTCGCACTCGTCCAGATTTGATTGACTGGACTCGTCATTGAGGAAATCGTCAAGACCCTCAATGTTTTTGGTCATGCTTGTGTCAATGCCACTCGACGGCTCCTCATCGGAGTCATCAACGGACAGTGTGGCAATGAGATTCGCGTCCGTCTCATTCGACATGACCGGCAGATTCATGCCCTCACGCGCCTTATTGCGCGCGGCGGTCAGCGGGTCATTCAACACTTCCCCATCGTCCGCAAGCATGCTCACCCCGCTTCGAACGCTCCAGTCCACACGCCCCTGCCGGTGGCATGGTCGTATCGGCTTGTATCCTCCTTGCCCTGCATGATCGCGGCGATCGCCTCACGTGTGGAAGCAAGCCCAAGCAGGGCCTTCCACGAGACGAGCACGTCGGTCGTGAACACGAAACTGTCCGACCCGTTTATGGGCGGATTACAGCGGATAATGCAAAGCCCACTGTTCTCATCCGTTTCGAAAGTCGCAGACAAGATTTCCTCCAATCACTTGACCAAATAAGCCAGGAATTCCGCGTAAACATCCACCGGGCAAGGCTGGTCGGCGTTATACAGCTTCAATGTGAAGCCGCTCTGACCGCCCGTGTTCATCGGGTGCGCGATGATGCCCGCCCATTGTGAATCCGCGTTCGCGACGACGTAATAGTGGCCGTATTTCGTCGGGCTGAACGTGCAATCGACTTGCATGGAAGCGCCGGTCGCAATCTTCGAGCCGGGATTCGGATACCACGCCTTCCACGCAGCCTGGGCATGGAACGTAAAACGGTTCGTGATGCCGCCGAGATAGCCGCCGAGATACACGTATCCGGTGCCGATGTTCGCGCCGACTCCGACCTCGCCGTTCGCGTCTTGCGCTTCGAGCCAGCACTCCGAACCGTTCGCGCTATCGCCGGACAGAGTGAGGAAAGCGCTGCTTTTCTTGCTCTCGTCCGGCTCGTCGTAATCCGTGTTCGCCACGGCATGCACTCTGGATGTGACGCCGCCGCTGCCGGTACCGCCTTTCTTGCGCGGCTTCGATCTGAGAGACAGGAACGCGGCTGGATCGTTCTTGCTCACGTGTCCGCTCCACAAGTCCAGTTCGCCCATCGAGCCGACCTGATTCGACTGGATGACAGAAGCAATGGCCGGATGCGAAAAGTAGGCGGTGGACCCGTTGTAAGCCGGGAATTCGATGCCATCACCGGTGAAAGTCTCAGATCCGCCGATGATGTAGGTCTGATAATCCGGACTGATACGCACCCTGTGCCCGCTCGTGCGGGTTTGGAACGTGCCGGTCAGCACATTGCTCTTCCCCTCGCCGTCCAGGTAGACGGTGCGGTTGTGATTGCTGTCCCACATCTGCAAGGCCGTGCTATTGAGCTTCATGCCGGTGTTCTTGGCCTCGGAGCTCTGGAAGACGGCGCCAGTGAACACGTAGCCACGGAACTGGCCCGCCGCCACCTTATCCGACGTGATAGTGCCAGCCGCGATCTTGACAGCCGTCACGCTGTTTGCCGCCAGCTTGTCGGCGGTGATCGCTCCGGACACTATCTTCTCGGCGTTAACCGCGTTCGCGGCGATCTTGTCGGCGTTAACGCTGTTGGTGGCCAGCTTGTCGGTCGTGATGGCGCCAGCCACGATGTCGCCGGCCTGTATCTTGTGAGCGTTGAGCAACGCAACGGTCATATCCTCCGTGACCTTGAGCTTCGCCGTCGTAACCGAATTGGCGGCGAGCTTGTCGGTGCCGATGGCACCGGCCTGCACCTTGCCCGCCGTAACCGCATTCGCGGCCAGCTTATCCGCATTCACCGCGTTGGCGGCCAGCTTATCGGTCGTGACAGCATTGGCGGCGATGTCGCCCGCCTGAATCTTATGGACATTCAGGAGCGCGACGGTCATATCCTCGGTGACCTTGAGCTTGCCCGTGGTCACCGAATTGGCCGCGATCTTGTCGGACGTGATGGACAGTGCGACGATATTCCGCGCCTGCACGCTGTCAGCGGCGAGTTTCGCGGCGGTCACCGCATCAGCCACCAGCTTTTCAGTCGTGACCGAATTGGCGGCGAGCTTGTCCACCGTGATGGCATTGGCCTTGACCTTCTCGGCGGTCACGGAATCCACGGCGAGATGCTTTGCAGCCACCGTGCCAGATGCGAGGATGTTGTTCGCCACGAGGTCGAATGGCTCGAAGCGCGTGCCATCCCACGTAAGGACTTCCACCACACGATCAGACAATGGCACCAAGACGCTCGGTGAAGCGTTCGGCGCACCCGTCCAGTACGTGTAGAAGTCGGCAAGCATTGATGGGCTTGCGTTCTTCTCGCCCTTCCAGCGCGTCCAATATTTCTGCGTCCTCCACCACATGTCCCCCGGCTTCAAGCCATCATGCGACGGTTCGTCGGGGCCACGGTAAATCAGATTCTTGCCATCAGCAGTGGTCTGCGCCTTCTGCGCTGCGGCCTGAGCCTGATTCGCCTGAGACGCGGCATTAGCGGCAGCGGTCGCGGCCTTGTCAGCGGTGGATTGAGCGGTTTTGGCTGCATCATTCGCCTTGACGGCGGCGTTCGCGGCGTCGGTCGCGGCCTTGTCGGTCACAGCCACCCAAGCCGACCCATTCCACCTTTTCGGCGTGTTCGCGCCATTCGTGGTGTCAATCCACAAGGTCGAAGCCTTGCGCATCGACGTGGCCGGCGCCGTGCCCTGGATAAGCACGTCGGCCTTGCCGTTCGCCACGCCAGCGGCGGCAGCGGCAGCCGTATTCGCCTTCTGGGCGGCATTGGCCGCATCGGTGGCGGATTGTGCCGCACTGTCAGCCGTGGCCTTGGCCTGAGTCGCCACGCTCGACGCATTGGCAGCGGTGGTCTTGGCATTGGCCGCATCCGTCTTAGCGGTGGAAGCGTCCGTCTTAGCCGAAGCCGCGTCGGACTTGGCGGACTTGGCGGACTCATTGGCGGTGTTAGCCAGTGTCTCCGCATTGCCAGCGGTCTTCTTCGCGCTTTCGGCTGCGGTCTGGGCGGCATTGGCCGCGTCCTTGGCCTGACCGGCGGTGGCGGTAGCGCTCTTCGCGGCGGTCTGGGCGGCATTGGCGGTATCCTGCGCGGTCTTCGCCGCACCAGTGGCCGTGTCAGCCGTGCCCTGCGCGTTTTTCGCGGCGGCAGCGGCATTCTCAGCAGCCTTCCTCGCGTCGGTGGTCTTCGCGGCGTTATCCGCGATGTCGGACTTCGCCTGAGCGATTTCGTCAGCATTGCGCTCCACGTCGGCATAGCCCATGTGATTCCACTGAGCGCCATCCCACACCAGCGTGTCAATCACGCGATCGGACAGTGGGACGAGCACGGACGGAGAAGCGTTAGGCGTACCGGTCCAGTATGTGTAAAAGTCGGCCAGCATGGACGGGCTGTTGTTCTTCTCGCCCTTCCAGCGGGTCCAATACTTCTGCGTCTTGAGCCACAAGTCACCGACAATCAGATTATCCTTCGGCATGTCAGGCCCACGGAAAGTGTGATTCTTCGAGTGGGCTTCGGCATACGCCTGAGCTCTCACCATTCGCGGTGGTCAGGTCGGTCTTGGTCTGCGCGATATCCTTCTGCGCCTGCGTCAAATCGGTCTTGGCCTGCGCCAGCGTCTTGGACGCCGCGTCAAGGCCAGTCTTGTTGGCTTGGATGTCCTTCTGCGCCTGCGTCAGCTTGTCGGTGTTGTCCTTCAGCGTGACGTTGGCCGTGCCGATAGCCGACTGATTCGCCTTGATATCAGCCTTAGCCGACTCAAGCTCCTTCGACGCGGTGGTCAGGTCGGTCTTGGTCTGGGCGATGTCCTTCTGCGCCTGCGTCAGCTTCGCCGTATTATCCTTCAACGCCGTCTGATTATCAGCAAGGTCTTTTTGTATCTGCTCGACCTCATCCGGCGAGACGGCTGAAGCCACGGTCACGGTGGCAATCGCAGACCAGTCAGACTTATTGCCCGCATGGTCGACGGAACGCAAGGCATAGCTATGCGGTGAGCCGCCCGTCAAACCGGTGATGACGTAATCGCCCTGCCCCGACTGGGTGGCGCTGATGACCTGCATTCCAGCCGCATTGATGCCCTCGCCCACCTCGATATGGTCGAAGTCAGGCTCCATCTGCGCGCCGGCAGCGGTCTTGCCGTCCCAATGGACGGTGACCACGCCTAGCTTGGATGAGACTGTCGGCTTGGAGGGCACTGAGCACGGCGTCGTATCGGATTCGACGGTGGCCACCACGACAGCCGACCAATCACCCAGCTTGTCGGAATATGTCGGCACGGCGCGTACCCTGACCTCGATCTGAGTGCCGCAGTCCAGGTTGCCGAAGCCGAGCTGGAGCTTGTCGGTAGTGCCGGCGGCATGCCACGGCGCACCGTCTTTGTGCTGCTTCCACTCGACGGCGTAATTGCTGATCTCAATGGCCGTGTCATTGGTCGCTTCGGTCACAGCAGACCACATGGCGGTGGCCAAGCCGTGTGCGAAACCGTCCGAGCCGATGTAGGCGTCGGTCTGCACGACCAGACCCTGCGGAGCCTTCGGCACGCGATGGTCACGGTCGGAAGAGGCGGTCGTGCCGCCCTCGCTACCGGCCAACGCGGCACCACCAGTGATGCCCTTGATTTTCTTCGCCTGACGCACGGAAGCGTCATATTTGATGTCGTTCAAGGCGATCGAAGCGCTTAATCCCTCATTCTGGCGCATGCTCAGGTCGATTTCCTGCACGCGCACCTTCTCGCCGTGAGCCACGGTGGGGGCGGTAATCCAGTCACCGGCGTGATAGTCGATGAGCGGCAGATTATCCACATTCGCGGTCACCAAGCCGCGCGTGTACTGACCACGCACACGAGCCGCATCATCAAGCGTGGACCGCATGAATGCTTGCGCCGTGTCCTTATCAGACACGCCGCCCTGGCTGCTGTAGCTTTCCCACTTGCCCCACGGAGTCGGCGCGGCCGGATTATCCATGCGGAAGAGCAGGTTATTGTCTCCCTCGACGAGGATGGTGGACGCGAGGTCAGCGATGGACTCCTCGAAGGGTGCTTCGCTGATGTCACGCGCAAGCTGCAGCACAATACTCTTGCTCAGGTCACGGCTCAAGGCGGTGCTGTCGGCATTCCACAGCTTGAGCGTCCTGCCGGACGTGCGCCAGTCGCAGCCGCCACCATTGACCAGGGCGTCCAGGATGGTCTGCAAATCGGTGCCGAGCGAATAGTACAGAGTGTACTTTTTTGCCCAATTACTGCCGGCAGAGTCCTTGGCCGTGTCGAAGCCCAAGGTCAGGCCGGTGGCCACGCCACCACGCTGACGATTTTCGTCCAGCAAGGTCTTGAGAATCGTGCCCGGATTGGAGCTGTAGAATGGCCGCTTACCCTTGTTATCGCCATCGGCGATGAGGTGCGACGAATCATTGTTTTCAGCCTTGGACAGCAGCCAGCCAATCGACTGGCCACTGTAGGTGATGGTCTTGGTGCGGTCATCGGTCTTGCCAGAGCGCCCGGTAATCACAAATCGCGCATTATCCGGCTCCCTGAAGCCACTACCGTCCGACACGGAATATTCGATGCTGATTGCGCCATCATCATTGTGGAGCATGCTGGCGCTGAAGCTCACAGGCTCAGCCAGCACACCGAGTCGGTCGCCGAATGGACGATATGCCACGAGGCGCGCGTGCAGAGACTTTGCCATGAATCACTCCCAGGATTGCAAAAACCGGCAGGTCACCTTGTCGGCGCTGCCGGTCTGTTTGATTGCGAGGCGATAATCGCCGGACGAAATGTCAGGCCACACTTGCAGTGGCTCCGTGGTCCAGTCGATGCCATTCGACGCATCCACGCCACCAGACCAAGCGTCGGCGTTGGCCGCCGTCCACGCCTTGCGATTGGCTGTATCGACGAAAAGGTAAGGTCGTGAGGCGTCGCGTTTGCCGCCCCACATTAGATTCGTGCCACTTATCGGGTCACTGATCGTGACGGCGGTTGCGGCACCGAAGCGCAATACCAGCGTGCCGATTGGCGCATTGGAAAGCCAGCCCTCTGGGATGGTGTCGAAAAGCTGCGAGGGCGAGGCGTTCGGCAATCCAGCCCACCGTGTCCAATAACCCTTGGCACTGGGCTTGGCGACACTACCGGCCATGAGACGCCCGCCAGTCGCGTCCAAGGTGCGCTCCTGCCACTGCTCCCCCTGCCAAAAAACATCCGGCAGTTGAAATACTGCAGTGGCCGCGCGGTGGTCATCCCACGGAATCTCGTCACCGTCCGGCTGACAGGACGTGCACACCGCGCTGGCGGTCATGCGCCGAGTCCAACCGGACACCGTGTCACGCTCCACGCGCGTCAGCTTGGAAGCCAAACGGCAGAGCCTATAGAAGCGATGCATCAGCACGTCGGAGTCAGGGCCATTGGTGATGAATTTCAGCGTGATTTCTGGCGCATCGAAAGCCACCGGACCAGCAGGAAGCATCACACCATTCCGACCATTCACGGTCACGGAATTAATGCGCGGGCTGATGCTCGTGAAATGGGTGGTGCCGACAATCAGACTCGCATTGCCCCCGGTCAGATTCTGACCTTCGATGAGATAATCCGTGAGAATCATCGACTACCACCCTTTCCACTTGTCACCATTGCGGCATTGCCGCCGTCTGCAATTTCTGCTGCGTCGAAATCGACGTGGGCGCGATCGCCGGATAATTGAACGTCTGCGTGACATACGTGGCACCGCCACCGCCATTGCTGACATTCGCACGACCAGACTTCGACGCATCCACCTCGAAACCGCCATTGATCTGAGCATTCATACCATTCACGGTCTTCTGCACGTCCTTCCAGCCAGCCTTAAGGCTCTTGTCAAAGCCCTGCATGATGGCCAGACCAGCAGGCTTGAGCATCACCTTGTCGTAGCTCAAAGGGCCCTTATGTTTGACGATCCAATCGCCGATGCCACTCACAAAGCTCTTAACTTTGCCGAAAGCCGCCCTCAGACCATTGAGCAGACCATTGACGATCGCACTGCCTGCGTTCCACAGCCACGTGCCAGCACCAGCGAAGATGCCGATAATCGCACTGCCAATGCCACCCAAAAAGCCGAGCACGCCTTGCACAACACCATGCACAATTTGACTAAAGCCGTTCCAAGCCTGCCGCCAATTGCCATTAATAAGGCCGGTCACCAGATTGATGACACCCTGAATCACATTGACGATGCCCTTGACCACCATCGTGATGCCGCCGATGATGCCCTGGATGAAAGGCAGCATCGCTTGAATGGTCGGCAGCAATGTCGAGCTGATAAAGCCGACGATCGCGGAAATGATGGTGGACACCAATGGTGCGAGAGCTTGAATCACCGGCACCAAAGCCTGAATCACGCTGGTAATCGCCTGCACCACAGTCGTGACCAAAGGCTCAAGGCCCTGAATCACCGGCGTGATGGCAGCCACCACGTCAGTGATGAGACTGCTGATCTGCGAGATGACCGGCATGAGCGCCTGAATCACAGCCGTGGTGGCTGCGACTACCGCCGTGACAACCGGCTGGACTCCTTGGATAGCCGGAGTTATCGCCTGAATGACGGTGGTCACCACGGTCAGAATGCCCTGAATGGCCGGCACCAAAGCACCCACAAGCGTGGAGATTATCGGTGTCAGCAGCGGGATTATCTGGCCGACGAGATTGGTGATTACCGGCATGACAGCTGCCGCCAATTGACTCAAAGCCGTCATGAGCGTCTGAATCGACGGCTGAAGCATTTGGAATGCCTGCTGCAAGCTGACGAAAACGTTCTGCAGCATCGTGCCGAATTCGCTGCGCAATTGCGGGCTCGTGGCGATAAGGCCGGCCAGAGCGCCAATCACCAGCGTGATAGGCCCGCCAAGACCAGACAGGACGCCACCGAACTTCGACAGCAATCCGCCAATCACCGGCACGCCACTCAAGCCGCTCAACGCGCCACCAAGACCAGCCGCACCCAGCAAGCCGGTCACAGCGGCGATAGGGCCGGACAATCCAGACAATTGGCCCGTGAAGCCGCTGAAATTGATTTTGCTGATCTTGTCGGCGATACCACCGAACACTTTCTCCAGTGGCGGGCCGATCTTCTGCGCCAGTGCGGCCACCTTGTCGAAGAAAGCTGTGATGAGTGGTTCGACGGCCTGCACCATTTTGATGACCGCGCCGCCGACACCGCCGAAAGCCTGGATGAGATCATTGCCGACCGAAGTCTTCAAACCGGCGATTTCATGCTGTAGGATGGTCATCTTGCCCTGCGGAGTCTCCGCGAGAGCCTTGTTGATGCCGCCGAAATTAGCCTCCAAGACCTGCGCGGCCATAGCGGCCTTCTCGGACGCGCTACCCTCCTGCAAGACCTTCTTCTGCGCGTCGGTCATCGTCACGCCATATTTCGACAGTGCCGTGGCGCTGCCGGTCATGACCTTGCCAAGCAGGTTAGCGATCTGCACGCCATCCTGAGCCGTCGCGTTATAGCCCTTGTTGGTGGCGATCATGTCCGCCAGGGCGGGCGTCAAAGTCTTGACCTGATCCGCCGTCAGCGCGAAGGTGCCGAGCTGTGCCTGAGCGGCCTTCAAGGTGCCACCGGATATGACGCCGGTCTGTCCAAGCGTCTTATTCAGGCTGAGCAGCGACTTTTGCTCTTCATCACTCCAGTTATTGTTTTTGGCGACCTGCTGGAATTTCGCGGTCACCTCACCGGCCTTGAGGGCCGCAGCGACGGCCTGCTTGCCGAAATTCGCCAGATATCCGCCAGCGGCGGCAGCGGCGCCGGACACGACGGTGGCCATGCCCTTAGCCGCCTTGCCGATACCGCTCACGGCCTTCGAAGCGAAACCGGAAGCCTTGCTCAAGCCGGAATGCAACGCGCTGCCAGCCTTGGCGGCGGCATTACGCGCACCCTCCGGCAGCACGTCCCAAGCGGCCGAGAACTTGCTTTTGATGTTGGACGTGACCTCGCCAGCCGTCGAACTGATCTTCTGCACCGCCGCGTTCACGCTTGGAATCTTGCCGACGATCTGCTGTGCCGTTGAGGTGAAGCCGGAAGCCATACGGCTGAACGCATTCTTGGACTTGTCGGATTCGGCCGCCAATTGCGTTTCCTTGAGATTGTCAGCCGCCGTCTTCTGTTTGATTTGAGCTTGTTCGAGTTTGATGGCCGCAGCCTGAGCCTGCGTGCTGTCCGCGCCATATTTCTGCGTGGCAGCGTTCAGTTTCTCCTGTGCGGCCTGCACCTGCACGCCAGCCGACTTGAATTTCAGCAAGGCGTCCGTATTCTTCTGCGAGGCTTGCGCCACATCCTTTTTGAAGGACTTCAAAGCCTCGGAATTCAATTCAGCGGCACCACTGTTAAAGCCGCTTTTGAAAGCACTGCCGATCCGCTTGCCCTGCTGCGCACCATTGAAACCCTTGGAAAAGGAGTTTTTCATGTCGGAGACGGCCTTGCCGGTCTCCTTGGCCACATTCTGGCGGAAGCCCTTCATCTGCGGGAAAATGCTCACATGCGCTGAGCCAAGCTCGCTACCACCAGCCATGACAGCCTCCTCTATTCACTTTTTTTGAAGCTCCCCCGCATTTTCCGGCGCGAGATCGCCCAGAATCGACGTGCCGCCCGCCTGAATCGCGGTGATGATAGCCGTCGCATCCATCGGCAGCACCATATGCACCGCAGTCATACCGGTGTAAGTGCTCGGATCGGCCGAAAGGTTCTCCCACAAGGCGATGGCATCCGCGTAGCGGAGTCTGCCGCCCAAATCGGCCTGCAGACTCCACCCGCGAGCCGCGAAATCGGCCCTTATTCGACTGCCGGCGTCTCCTTGGAGGAGCTGGCAGAAGCCGACGATTTTCCCAATTCGACGCCCTGGATCTTCGCCAAAACCTCGCCGTAATCGTTCAAAATGTTGAATGGGACCATTGCCGGTTCCTTCGCCAGCTCCTTGGCCGCATCCTCGCCAGCGAAAGCCGCGAGAATCTCCTTCAACGTCTGGATCTGCTCCGTGTTGGACTGCAGGTCGGACAGGCGCACGAAATCATCGATGCTGAGATTCAGAGGCAGCTTGTAAATGTGGCCGTGCGGTGCGAGGAACCATACGCTGCCGTCCTTGATGAGGTGCTTCACCTTCATCCGCTCGGCCGACGCTTCAAGCGCCTTCTCCTCGTCCTCCTGAGTCCAGGCGTCGAAATCGGCGGCGGAGGGCATCACGTTCTTGGTCATTTCTTCCTTCTTTCAAACGACTATGAAAAATTCCTTTACTCCACTGGATGAAGAGGAAGAATCCCAGCACATGCGAAGAAAGGAAGAAAGAAACATGTGCAGGGAAGAATCAATGTCAGTCGGTGACCGGCTGAGACTCGGAATCATCAGCCTGATGATCGGTTGCATGAGAATCGGACGAAGCCTTCGGCATCACGAAGGACTGCAGGTACTTCGAGGCGCCGGAATCGCAGGCGTCATCCTGAATCCATTCGATGGTCCAAGCGTCACCGGTGTTCTTGCCGGCCGTATCCTGACCCTGCTCGTTGCCAGTCAGATTCACGACACCAAGACGACGGCGATGCGTGCCATTCTTGAACACCGTCTCCTGATAGCAGAACCACTTGCCGTCCTGAATCACGTCGGTCACGTGATACACGCCGCTCGCGTCCGGCTTGCCGATGGTCATCTGACGGGTGATGTCGTTATCCTCGGCCACCGTGAACTGCGCGGTCAGCGACGCCTTGCCATTGATCGAATATCCAGGCTGGTGGAATTTGATCGCATCGTCGGCGTCACGGCTGTCCTGCGGCGCGCCATCCTCGGTGATAAGGCCGACGAAACCGCCCTTGGTGAAAATCTTGTCCAAACCGGTCTTCACGTCGGCCACGGTCGGCGCGATGAGATCAGCGGTCAGCTTCTGCGTCGCATCATAAGGTGCGAACCGGAAGGCGCTTGTCACCACGATCTTCGCGGCGCTAAGGTCATTACCTGCTGAATCAGCTGCCATATTTTGTCCTTTCAAACAAAAAGGCGCTGAAACAAACGTTTCAACGCCTAAAAATTAAGAATTATTGAATTATTGGAATTCTCCAATAGCGGAGAATTCCACGGTCAGATAGCATCTTGCGATGTTCGCATCCTCGGCCACAAATCTCAGGGTCGGTGAGCAGGCCGTAGATTCGAGCCGCCAAATCACGACAAGGACCCGAAGCGGAACGTGAGCCGTAACGCACGGTAATGCCAATGCTGCGGTCGAAGAGCACGCGATTGGACTGGCTGCCGCCATCGTCACGCACGACCACGAGAGGATACGTGCCGTCGTAATCGTCCGGCTCTCGATTGGCCACGCGAATCGTGCCGAGAGAGGGCTTCAGTTGGCCGCGCAGGTAGTCGCACAGCCATGCTTCGAGATCCGGTGGCAGCACCGCCGTCATGACTTGCCCGCCTTGAGCGCCTTGCGGAGATTGCCGGTCCGCGACTCCACGAGCAGGGTCTTCGGATCGGTGCCGACCACCATGCATGTGGTGCGGCGCGCATGCTTGACCTCCTCGATCTGCAAGCCGTCACGGTATGCGCCGGTGTCCACTGGAGCGTGAGCCTTCGCATATTCGAGCGTCTTCTCGGCGGCCCTGCGGGTCATGGCCTTGACGCCAGCCGAATTCATCAGCTCGTCAAAATACTTGTCGTTGAATTTGACCATCACACCCAAGACCATCACCCCCTGTACTCGCTCAATGGAATCTCAATCGTCGGCTGCCACGAAGTGAAAGCATTGGCATCACGCGACGGATAGCCGGACACCTCCCAACAGCGTCCATCATCCGGCATCGCCCTGATACGATCACCCGGCATCACATCCAAAGACGGGTCAGGAGCAGTGAGATATGCCGTGCTCGTGGTCTCCTCACGCAAAGCATCAGGAGTCCTCATACTGCTGGAACTCGACAGCGAACCATGGAATTCCAGCACGTCCGGGTGCTCCCAATCCTCACCAGTCAACTCGCCCGAATACCGGTCCATGACCTTCCTCGCACGCAAGCGCCGCCACTTGGTCGCGCCCGGCATATGCCAGCCGCCACCGGCATGTAGGTCGTCAAGCAGGCTCATGGCAAGCCTCCAAGCCGGTAGGGTTTGAGCTTGTCCTTCTCCTCCTGCATGAGCGACACCACGTCGAAACTCGCGCTGGAGCCGTTAGTGGACTGCGAGGTGACGAGCCCGACCGGACTCATGCCGGCACGCTTCGCGGCACTGATAAGCACCGACTGCACGTCCGGCGCGTCATCATAGCCCGCGTGAATCTCGTAGCGGATGGCCGCGATCCCAGCGGGGAAACCGCCAGACAATGACTCCACAAGACCAGTCTCAGGGTCATAGGCGTAAGCCAGCTTGTTGCCATCACGGTCGGTCAATGATTCGATGCTCGTCACATGACGCGCGGGCAAACGAATCACCGAACCACCACGAGTGTTAATCACACCGCTAAGCGCCGTGTTCGGCATGACATGCCAGCCACACTCACGCCTAATCGCCGCCTGAGCAGCCTTAAGCCTGAAAGCCGCGTCATCTTCGAAAGCCGAAGGGTCGGCAATCATGTCGGGAATCACATTCACATCACTCATGCCGACCTCCACGCTTACTCTGCAGCCATCAGGCCAGCCGCAATCAGAGAATTGACCAGGGCGTCGAATTCGCTCTTGGTTGGTGTGGCGCCGGCGGCCAAAGCCACATGCGTTGCAGGCTTCACTGCAGCGCTGCCAATGTCGGTCGGCTTGCCGTTGGTCCCGACGAATGACCCTTAAGTAAGGAGACATGATATCACTCGAAACTGTCGAGCCATATCATGTCTCCTTACTTAAGGGTCAGCTTGACGAAAGCCTTCGGCTTGCGCACGGCCAAAGCCACACGCTCCTTGGCGCGGATGGTCACCAGATCGGAGATGAAGTCGGTGTCATTGGAATTGGTGGCCTCGACCGTCACGCCGCCCTTGCGATAGAAGGTGGCAGCGCCCCCCAGAGGCGCGGAGTGATGGTCAGCGCGCCGCCATTCACGCCGTAGAACGGTCCACCGCCGATGAAATTGCCATCATTGTCCTTCTTCAATCGAATGGCCTCATAGTCTGTCGGATTGATGACAAGGGCATCCGGCATCATGCCGGTCGTGGTGGAGATCATCGACTGCGCGTGCAGTACGGCAACGTCATTGCCGGCGTCGGTAGCGGTGTATGACTGGATTCCTTCACGATTCAGCAGGCCCTTGATGTTCTTGCCGGTGCCGTCGCCGTTGAGCAGCTGCTTCTCCTCGACGATGCTCAGATCGTAGAGCAGGCGTCCATCGATGTCGGACTTCAAAAATGCGAGGTCGGTGATCATGTCGTTGGATTCCTTGATGAATCCAGCGATTGTGGATAATGCGTCGGTGTGCTCGGTGGCGTCGGCGTAATGGATCTGGCTGAATTTCTCGCCTTCGCCGACGGTTTCGAAATCGCCTTCCTTTTCGCCTTCCACGTAGTAGATGATGGCCTGGCCGCTCATCGCGCCGACACCGAATAGGTTGGTGATGGTCGGACGGCGGTAAGCCTGGACGAAATTCGGGTCCACGTAGGTCAGCAGGGAGCCGTACACGCCGGACGGTCCGCCGGTGACCTGCGTGTCGGTGTCGGCCTTGCGGAGCGGAACCCATTCCGGTGCTGCGATTGACGCTCCCGAAACTCCCTTTATCTTCGCCAGCTGTTCGCCGATGTTCTTCACGACGAAATCGCCAAGAGACTCGCCGGATGCGGCTCCGCTCTTCTGGGTGTCCGCCAGGTTGTCGGTCAATCCCGCGAAACGCTTATGCACTGCATCCACCGTTTCGATGGAATCCTGCAATTCGTGAGCCTCGGCGTTCAGCCCCTTCAGCTTCTCGATGTCGGAAGCGGTGAGATTATCCTCGCCCTTGGCCAGCACCGCTTCGATGGCGGCCTTGGTCTTGGCGAGACGATCATTGAAACTCATTTGGTCTCCTTGTTGTCCTTGCCGCCAGTGACCAGTTCACGGGCGGATTTGATTACATTCAGACGCTCGGCCTTCTCGGCCTCCGCGTCCCTACCCTTATCAGGGGCAAGCTTCTTGTCATCCTGTTTCTCGCCGGTCTTGGAATCATCCGGCTTATCTTCGTCGGAAGTGTTGGAATTGTCGGAATCGATGCCTTCCAGCACCTCGTTCAGCGACGCCAATGCGGCACGAAGCTTCTCCTCGTTGGCGGAGCTGATGGCGCGACCTGACTTGACGGCCAGGATCTCGGCCTGCTGGTTCGCGGCCACCGGCACCACGCTGATCTCGAAAAGCTTGATCTGCTGGAATTCGGAATGGCCGCCCCACGGGCCGTCGCCTTTTTCCGTGATCCACGCGGTCTTCGTCGGCACGAAGCCGATGCTCATCTGATGAACCCTGCCATCCTTGAGCAGGTCGTAAGCCTGCTGGGCGGTCGGATTATCCTCGATATCGAGCTGGGCCGAGATGAGCAGGCCCTTCTCGTCCTCGACGGCACTCAAGGTGCGTCCGATGATGTCGGTCGGCTTGCCGTCCTGATGGTTCCAATGGATCGGGATGCCGGCTCCGCCGTCGTAGTCCTTCTCCAAGGTCTCCGCGAAAGCGCCTTTGGCGATCACGTCGCCCTGCAGGTCCTTGTTGCCGAAAGTGCTGGCGTAGCCGCTGAAGACGCCTTCGCCTGCGGAATCGTCCAAGGATTTCACGTTGAATCTGAGCTGTTTGAGATTCACTGTCCTTCTCCGTTCACTGGATTGTTCTGTTGCGCGTTCTGCGTCCTGCCGCCATCCTGCGGGCTGGGCTGTCCGCCGGTTGCCACGTTCAGTGGCGTCACCAATTCGTCGCCACCATCAAGCTTCGGATAGTTGAGGATGCGCCGTGCCTCGTTCGTGGTCATGAAACTGCGCCCAGTGGCCGTGCTGAGCGCCTGATACTGTTCGGAGAACGTTCCGCGCAGCTTCGCGTCAACGTTCGCTTCGATGTAGGCGTCAGGCTGGCCGAGCGCGTCTGGCAGCAGCAGATTGAGCGACTGTTCGAAAGCCACGATGTACGGCATCAATTCCACGTTCCACATCTGCTCCTTGAAGGCTCCGATGTTGGAATTCGTGCCGCTGCGGAAGCCTAGATTTTCTGGCGCGATGTGGAATGCGTTGGCCACGTCTATGCGAATCTTGTCCCTCGCGTCGATGTCCTGCATGTCGATCGGTTTGAACGCGTCCACTGTCTTGATTTCCATGCCGTCGTTGAGCAGGGGCCAGCCACCGGCGAGATTGCCTCCAGCCTTGTAGTTGCGCATGCCCTGCACGAATTCGTCCTGCGCCTCCTGCGAAGGCCACGGCATCTCCTTCGGACGCGAGATGTACGCCGGAATCTGACCGCCGTTCTTGGCAATCGCACGACGATATTCGGCCATCTCACGCGCCTCCGCCAGAAGCGGGGCGAGAGTGCCGGACACGGGAGAACCGCCGATGCCGGACGTGCTGTAACCCACATCCAGCAGAATCTGCGGGTCTGGCAGTTTGAAATACTGGCTTCCTTCCGGCTGGCCGGTGCTGATCTGCACTCCGGTGATCTCATCAAGAGTATTGCCGGAAAGAGTGAAATTCTGCACCGGAATACGCCGCAGCCACAGTCTGCCGGTCTTCTTGTCGGCATCGAGCAGGCACAGCCAACGATCATTGAGCAGGCCATCGCAGAGCAGCGAGTAGAAGAATCGGTAACGTGTCATGCCAGGAAGCACACTCGGCTTGGCCATCAATTGCGCCAACGGGCTTGTGGTGTCCTCCACGCGGTCACCGTCAGGCTGGCGCGTGTAGACCTTGAACGGCATGCTGGCGATATTCCGCGCGATATGGTCGATGACGGTGCGCACCGCCGCCTCTCGCTCGTAGACTCCGGCGCCGAACCAATCGATCGGCAGCTGCGTGACCTGCGAAATGTTGACTGGCGATTCGGAGAACTTCTGGGCCACGGATACCGGGCTTTTCTTGAGCCATCTGGAAAAGAACCCCATGAAACCTCCTCACTGGGTCATACGACTGCGAAATGGGTCACGCTCGGCGCATATTTCGGTTTTTCGTTTTCGACTTGCATGGTCTCCAAGGCATATAGCGCCTGCGATTCGGCAACCAAGCCGGAAATCTGCAATGCTGATTTTGTCCTGTCCCACACCTCGACCTCGCCGAGCCTACGGGACACGGCCACACTCACCTGCTGTTCGATGGCAGGCTGCGGAAGATGCCGCAGCTTCCCCTCACGCACACGGTCATGGAAACGACCGCAGCACGCGCCCAGACGGAAGCCTTCGATGAGATGCACCGTCCACCCTTTTTCGGTGAGCGGGTCGATGAAGTCCACGGCCGGACATCCCTTGCCCTGCACGGCGATCTCCGTGATGTGCGGCCAACGCTCCTGGAGCAGGTCAAGATAATGCGGCACCCACAGCATGCCGTCACGGCGAGCGATCAGCTCAACATGAGGCAACCCGTCCGCACGAATGCCGGCAGCGGCCACATACGTGGTCTTACGGTCAGCCGACGTGTCCACGGACAGTACGACGCGATTGCCGTCCGGTATCGTGGAACGCGAGTCGATGCCGCTGGCCCACATTTTCGGGCTGATGAAAGGAATGATGTCAGCCGTGACCCACTGGCACAGAACCTCGGTGCGGAACGCCGCCTCGGTCATGCCGTCAATATCGGACCGAACCGACATGACGGTCATCGGCCCGTAGCCAAGCGACGGATTCGCCTGGCGAATAGCGTCGGCGTCATCCACCGGACACTTGTCAGGCGCAGACCACTCGAAATATCCGAAAGAGCCGTCCTGCTCGCCGGACAGGAACACGTCGGCCGGATTGCCACCGTCGGCGCTCAGACGCGTCCACTCGTCAACAAGCTTGCGGCCCTTGTCCACCTGCTTGCGCAACGCCACAGACCTATAATCGCCAGCGTTGGAAATGCCCCATAATTGGCTCGACCAGACTGCCTTCGTGGTCTGCGACACGGCATTCCAGCCATCGTCCGTATGCTGCTCACGCAGCTCGTCGAACACGACACGGGCAGCTGATTTTGCTCGAATGTTCTTGTCGGCACGGACGATATACCGCGCCTTCGAGCGGGTGATGATCGCCTCCTCGCCGTTAGTGTTGACGAATTTCTGCGTCATCGCAGCGAGATCCGGAATCACCAGATCCGCTTCCTCATCGGTCGAAGGCTGAGGATTGCACCACTCCTTGACCTGATTGTAAGGGCCTTTCGCGTTGTCCAATGTCTGCGCGGCGCCGACCACGAGGAATTTCACGGGCGGCACTCGGTCGGGATGCTTGTTGGAATCCACGAACAGCCACCACGCGGCAAGCACGCCCATAAGCGTTGTCTTGCCATTCTGGCGGGCCACAAGCACGATGACCTTGCGGAAGCGATAGCTGCCGTCCTCCAGCAATTCCAAAGCATGGACGAGTAGCCACTGCTGCCACGGATAGAGATGCACGTGCAGCATGATCTCCGCGAATGCGATCACCGCGAAACCATTGCTCGTCTCCTTGGTCAACGGGCGCAACGACGGCGTGAAGATACGCGGCAAGGTCACGCCATGCCTCTCATCGTCGATGGCGCCGAAAACCTCCAGATCCTCAGCCGCCATCGCAACCTCCTCAGCCGAAACGCTTCATAAAATCATCCATCGCGATAACCTTGTCGCTCTTCGCTTCCTCAGCCCTGACTTCGGGCTTCTGCCTAGCCGGACGCCCGACCTTCGCTGGAGCGTCCAAAGTCAATCCGAGAGACTGGCAGTATTTCAAGAAAGTCGGCAGAGTCACATTGTCGATCTTCCCGTTCTCGTCAACGAATCCGGTGGCATTCAGGAAGTCAATCCGACCAGCCAATACGCGGGCGGCCGCGACCACTGCGGAATTCACGGCCTTCAGCCCATCGGCGTTCTTCAATGAACGCTCCAAAGCCTCCGCCACATTATGACTCGGAAATTTCACCGACATGCTTCACCTCGAATCTGCAATCGCGCGCGCGACCCCCGGTCAATTTCGGCCATCGGGGAGAGGAAGAGCAACCACGCGGGCAGTGGGTCGGTTCGGGGCGGTTTTCAGGATTTCACCGCCCCTACCCCTTTGGGGTTGGTTTCGAATGCTGTTGTGAATGCTTTGATTGCGTTTGTGAATCGTGTGATGAGTTCGTCTGTGTTTGGTGGTTTGGGCGTGATGAGTGTGGTGTATGTGTCTCCGACCGTGAAGGTATTGACTTCGTTGTGGGTGACGTTGATTGGGATGTTGACGGTGAATGAGCTGATTGGAAATGTCTTGTCGTTGATTGTGGCGGTGAGCTCTAGCGTGACTGGCTGCTGTGGCATCATTGCCTCCTTGCTCATGCTGTTGTTATCCATTGTCTTGAGAGTGTTCCGATTGGTGCTGGTGGGTCTTGGTTGCCGCGCAATCGGTTGCAGCTGGTATGGCTTGGTTTGAAGCCTGCCGGGTCGAATTGGAGTTCGGGGTGCTTCGAGACTGGGTAGAGGTGGTCGAGGTTGAAGCTGTCATCGCTTGTGTTCTTCGGTGCTGAATAATCTATCGGCATACCACACAACCAGCAGACTGCATGCTGTGCCTTGCATTGGTTGAAGAATGCGGCCTTGTCTTTTTCGAATTGGCGGCTTGTCTTGCGCGTTCTTCCTGGCATTGATTCACCGCCCCAGCGCGTGGTGTGGGATGCACTGTCTTTATCATCACGGGCATTCGATTGAAAGAAGCAGGAAGCCACGGCCGGTTTGGTATCCGTCCATTGGTATCTGTGCCATCCCTTGTGCTCTGCCACTGAGCTACCGAAGCTTATATGATAATGGCCCAGCTATCATTATGCTGGGCCATTCATTCTACGAACATACGACAGTATAGCATTTCAACGGTGACAGTCAAGTAGTGCGGCCAACTCGCCGAGGTTGAACACGTACTGGTTCTTGGTGTTTGTCGGCGTGGCGTGCAACTTGCCGCGTCTGAGCCATTGGCTGACGAGGTTGCGGCTGATGGTCAGGCCGTAGCGTTTCAGTTCCTTGGCTGCGTCGCTTGGCGTGCCGGTGATTTGCACTTGCCACAGTCGTTCGTCTCGTGCTGCTTTGATGGCTGGTGCCGCCCATTCGGTACGGCAGTGTTGGCATGTGACCGACTCGGCGTCTGGTGTACCGGTGAGCTGGTGGCGGCAGGTGGGGCAGGTGCCGAGGATTATCAGCTCGCTCTCTGGTGTCAATGCTGTCTCGTTGCGTCGGCTGATGTGTTCCAGGCTGGTGTAATCATCTGCTGCGGTTGGCATGTTCAACGTCGTGTGACGGTTGCTGATGATGGCATACCATGCTTTCCGCCAGTCGTATGCGGCGTATGCGGCGCGTATTTTGCCCGCCTGTTCCGCCAACCATGCTTCGCTGTCTGCGATGAGGTCTTGAGCGTGGGTGTCGATTGGCATTGGCGCGTTGCCTCGGCTTGGCGTGTGGCCTGTGCTGCCGATGTGTGCTTGTTTGAGCATGATGGAGCTTAATGCGGGCAGTTGGACGTGTCCGAGTTGGCGGATCATGGTCCAGTAGTCCGTGCGGCATGATGCGCATAGCAGGTTCGCCGTCGCCGGTTTCATTGGCTTGTGGCAGTGCTGGCAGTTGGTCAAAGTCTGGTCTCCTTGTCGTGCTGGCGGATGATCGCGGCGACTTCCGCTTTCGGCACCTGCGGCACGAGCGGCGCGATCTCGTCAAGCGCGTAACCGGCCTGATGCCACTTGATGATCATGTCTTCGAGTATTTTCTTCATTTGGTGGCCTCCAGATATGGATTGTCGCTTGTGTGTGGCGGGAAGTCGCATTCCTGGTCTTTCCAACCGGCCGCGTAGCCTTCTCGCCATGCCTTGGCCATGCGTCGGTGGTATTCGGCGTCTGTGAGATGGTAGATGAGTTTGGGTTCTATCATTGTGTGTTCTGCTCCTTGTTGAGTCGTTCTGCGAGTTGGCAGGCTTGTTGGTCTGGTGTGGCGGTTTCCTTGTCGCGTCCGAGCGCTTGCAGGACGTGTTCGCACTGCCACGTGTGCACATGGCGTTTCGACGGTGGTATGCCGCTCATGTTGGCGCGGCGTTGGCACCAGCCTTTCCATAGGCGCGTCCAGTCGGCTATCGTGCGGTTTTCGCTATAATGTCGGCTTAAGAATGCGTTCCAAGCGTCAGTAACGGCGAGATTCGCGTATTCCGCTTTGATCGCCGACATGGCGGTGGTGTAGTCCGTGGAATCATGGAACGCTTCGGCGGTGATTTCTTTGGAAGAAGAAAATTTATTTTCTTCTTCTTTCTTTCTACTCTTACTACTACTCCTACTACTACTACAGTCGTGCAACTGTCCGGAATCCTCCGGAGACTCGCAGGAATGTTCCTGCAACTGTCCGGAATCCTCCGGAATGACCTTGTGTCCACGCTTGTCCCAGCCGTCCGGTGGCAGGTAGTGGCAGGTGCCCGGACGTTGGATGTTCTGCCATTTCTCGAAGCCGGGAATGAAGAGGAGACGCTTGCCGTCGCGCTCGTAGCGGATGATGCTGCCGCACTGCTCCAATTCCGCGAAGGCGTCCTCGATGCCATCGAGGACGGAATCGTCATACGGCATGCACTGGCCGCGGAAGAGACGCGGATTGTCGAGCTGCACGCCATTGTCCTCAACATAAGACCAGAGGTTGATGAACACGAGTCGCGTCTTCCACGTCATGGAGCCGACGCTCTCTGAACTGTAGAATTCAGGTCTAATCGTCCTGATTCTCATTAATCCTCTCCTCTTGTGATGCCGTTGTATGCCATCCAGATTGCTTCCTGCCGTGGCGTGGTGCAGGGCAGATCGGTGTAGTTGGTGTTCGCCCATCCGCTTCCCACGTGTGGTTTCGCCATCGCATCCAAGGCTTCGGCGATCTCCACCAAGTCCGGTGGCGGGTCAAGCGTCACCATGACAAACCCATCATTACGGCTTGCTTCGCGTCCACCAGCCGATACCCGCAGTAAGGGCAGGTGACGTAATATGTGCCCACCGTCTCACCGCAGTGGGCGCACTCGACATATCGGATTGCCTTGCTCATTCGCTTACCGCCTTCCGTGCGATTTCGAGCATTTCCTTGGCCTGTCTGATATATTCCTCCTGGAAGCCGGGAATCTCACCGGCATAATTCCATGCGTCATCCTCGCCTTTCGCCACACAGTCACTTTCGACACCATCCCACTTCTTGCAGCTTCTCCATAGAAGTCGTTTCGCCACGGCCTCGATTTCAGCATTCGTGGGCAGCGCTTCACGTCCATCGCAGTAGGCTTCGTAGACCGCGTCGCCTACCGTGTAGGCTCCTTCGATGATCTGGCAGCAGTCGTAATCTCGTGAATTTTCGTAGGCTTGCGCCTCGTCCAGCATGATGCTCAATTAGTCCTCTTTCCGTTTGCTTTGACCATGGCCCACAGGATTTCGCTTGCCGGACGCCTCCTGTATGACAGGTCGTTGTAGGACTGCACATAGTCGAGAATCAGTTTCGAGCCGGTCGAATCCGGTGTCAGGATCGCGTTCACTCGCGGCGGCACCATCTTCTGCCATACGATCTCGTCGCACAGTTCCTTCGTGCAGACCAGATAGTTCTGATCGCCGTAGAACGTCAGTCCGTTGCCGCTAGTGAAGTCAGCCATGCATGACTTGACCTCGTAGAACTCGAAGCAGCCTTTCTCGACGCTTGCGGGCACCGGCTCACCGTTGATGTTCCAGGGCTTGAAGCCCACGTAGTCCACGCGCCTTTCGTCGGGCGTGTTACGGTCGAAATTGACCTCGCTCGCCCAAAAAGCGGTCTGATTCCTCAACCTCTTCTCCACCAGCTTGGACAGCATGGCGGTGGTTTCAGCCCTGCTCATTTCTTCCTCCTGAAGTACTTGTATTCACCGTGATGGAACAGGAACAGGTGAAGTCTCCACACCTTGACTGCCAACAGGCCCTTGAGTGTGATCGCATACACGCCATGGACACGCTTCATGAGCTTCCTATCGGCCAATGATTCAAGTATTCGGGAAAGCTCTTGGTTCCCTCGTTGTTGCCAGATGTAGGTCATCCCATCAGCGATATACAGGCAACACATGTCCTTGTCGTATTGGCTAATCATCATTAGCCTCCCTCTCAAGGATGTAGACGTTCGTCGCTGTGACGGCGGTATCACGCAATTCCGTTGGTGGCATGGTATCCACCCGCAGAATCTTCCAACCCTCGTTCAGCAACTTTTCAAACACACCCATATTCATCAAGGTGCGCTCATCGCCGTAATCACTCCAAAAAAGTGGGCAAACCTTGTACCGTTTATTCATTTCGCGTCCTCCTTCATGAAGACAATCCAGTGTGTTCCCGTGCGGTTCGGCTGCTTGTTGCCGAAGAGTGGCTTGTGCGCTGTGAGCTTGAGAATCTGCGATACGGGTATCTGTGTCTCATTCCATTTGAAAATCAACACTCCATGCTCTTTCAGGACGCGGAAGCACTCGCTGAACATGGTCTTGAGGTCAGCTTTCCACGTCTCTTGGTCGAGGCATCCGTACTTCCGCACCATGTAGCTCGTATCGCCCGCATTGCGCAGGTGGGGCGGGTCGAGCACGACCATGCGGAACGTTTCATCAGGGAACGGCAGGTCGCGATAGTCCATCAGCATGTCAGGCTTGACATCGAACCTACGCCCATCGCACAATTCCCAGCTTTCATCCCGCACATCACCGAAAAGCACGCGATCATCCGATTTGTCGAACCAGAACATTCGGCCGCCGCAGGCTGGGTCAAGAACAGGCTGATACGCGCTCATTTCGTATCCTTCCCCTTGTACTCGTCCACGAGTTCTTTCCACTGCCTGCTTGCGAGTGCGGCGTGGCTGAACCAGCTTGTAGAGATATGTCCACGTGGACATTGGAGCCGATAGACTGTGAGTGTTGTCCTTACTTTGCGGCTCTCGTGGTATTTTTCCGTTTGCCATGCCTTGATTACTGGTAGTCTGCCGCACATTGGACACCCATATTCGTTGTATTTACGTTTGAACCACATGACTATGCCTCCGCGTCTTTGTTCCGCTTTCGGCCCGTCCGACTCAACATAAAGCCGTCCAAATAGAGCTGGAACAGGCTCACGTACTGTCCGTCGTCGATGTCGTCTTCCGGTTTCGCATACAGTCGTGTGTTCAGGAGTGCGACCGGCAGTCCGGTATGCTCCTCCCGCTCGACGTGGAACGGTATTTCTTCCTGACCGTGAGCGTTCTCAAGGACGGCCACACCGTAGTCGCCAACCTGTGGCTGAAGGTCCGGGCTGCTGTCATCGATGTCTTCATAGTTGAGACAGGACGGCATGGAGCCGCTGTAGCCGAGCATGGAACGGCAGTGTTCGGCGGTCTTGTAATATGCGTCTATTTGAGCTTTGACCACTGCATAAGCAGCCAAGTCATGCTTCTGCAGCAAAGCATTGGCAAGCCGTAATCCCTCAACCTCGCGCTGCTCACACCATTCGATAACCTTGTGCAGTGTCTCGTCTTGCTGACTCACGTTCGTGGCCATGTCAGTGCTCCTCTTCTTCGATTCGGATTGTGATTCGGTACCAGCCTTTTCGGCTGCTTGGCTCTCCGCCGCGGTAGTCGGGGCCGATGAGATGCTTTGAGTCATCGTCGGGCCAGAATCCGGTATCGGTGAGCGCGTCAAGGATGGCCTTGACCATGGGCGCCGCGTTCTCCGGGTCGAAGCGCCCGTGCGTCAATGGGTGAATGACGGCAGTGACGTGCACCGGGAAGTGTTGTGGACGGTGGTGGCCGTTTTGGAGCCAGAATCTGGCGAATGCCACGGCACGCTGTTTGACTGCGCTCGTGTGCGCGAATTTCACCCACCAGTGGCCGCGCCGATTCTGCGTCCACCATTCGTCCCGTGGAATGTCCACGACGAATTCCTGCATCATCATTCCTCCTCTTCCTCGGCTTCTTCCTCGCATATTGGGCATGGGATGGGGCGCGCCGGATACAGCGCGCACCCATGAATCGGACATGTGGGCAGCACGTCCGGCGGCTCAATCCACTCACGCATCAGAAGTCAGGCTCTCCAGCCGGAGCGCCCCACGGGTCATCTGCCGGAGCCTGCGACTGCTGCTGTGTCTGCTGCGGCTGCTGATAGCCGCCACCATTGGCGTTGCCCTGGTATCCGCCTGACTGCATCTTCTGCACCTGCGCCGTCGCATAACGGAGCGACGGTCCTATCTCGTCCACGGTCATTTCGATGACGGTACGGTTGGAACCGTCCTGCGCCTGATAGGAGCGCTGCTGCAGCCTGCCCTGGGCGATGACGCGCATGCCCTTGTGGAGCGTCTGGACGCAATGCGAGGCGAGGTCACGCCAGGCCGAACAGCGGAGGAACAGCGCCTGACCGTCCTCCCACTGATTGGCCTGGCTGTTGTATACGCGTGGCGTGGCCGCGATGCTGAAATTCGCCACCGTGGAACCATTGCGCGTCGTGCGCATCTCAGGATCTGCGGTCAGATTGCCAATGATCGTGATAACAGTCTCTCCGGCCATCACTCGGCCTCCTTCACTTCAGTCTGCTGCCCGGTTTCAACGTCCGGCTCCATGACCTCGGCGGTCACGTCATCAGCTCCATCATCGCCATCGTCATCAAGCACCGGCTGGAACACGTCGCCGTAATCGGGCGTGGTGTCATCGCTGGCGGCGGCGGTCTGCGCCTGCACCGTCAACGGCAGATAAGGCGCCGCGCGGCGGATGGCGGTCTTCTTGGCCATGGCCTCGTAGTCGGTTTTCCATGGGCCGAAATTGCCGCTCTTGCTGCGTGCCCTCGCCTGCTCGATCTCCTGACGGTTCAGGACGAGGAAGTAGTGGCCGCCGTCCTTGAAATGCGCGACCATGTACACGTGGGTCAGTTCGCCGGGGTTGGCGCATGGCACGTGGTGCAGATCCTCGTTGAGACCATAGCTGTAGGAGAATTCGTCTCCCTGGTGTACGGCTCGGGCGCTGATGTCCACGAGCTGGCCGCTGCGTCGCGCCAAATCGATCATGCCGCGATAGCCCATGATGAACGTGGCTTCCATGCCGCCGGATTTTTTGTTGTAGAAGGGAAGCACGTAGGCGCGTCCCAATCCGTCCACGTTGGATGGTTCGAGGCCGAGCGCGGAGCAGGTCATGAAGCAGGAGAGCACGCTTTGCGGCGAGCATTCCGCGAGTTTCGGCGTCTTGTTGATGGCGCTGACGCACATCTGGTAGAGGCGGTCGGGGCTGATGTTGTTGCCGACGACGCTGGCGATGCGCGGCCAGCTTTTCTTCATCAGCATCTGGAGGTTCTTCTTCGGCGTCATTTCGACCATCTGACGGCCTTGCGCCTGCTGTGCGATTGCTCCCATAATCATTGCTCCTTTTCTTCGATGGATTTGAATGCGAATTTGCGGTATGTGGTGGCTTTGACGGTGTACTCCTTGCGGGTCGTCGTCTTGTAGGTGGCTTGGAGGTTGCCGCAGCGCACGCCCGCATGCGAGCCGATGCGCAGGATGATCTGTTCCTGCAATTCCTTCTGAGTGGCCTTCATGTCATGAAGCATTCCGGTGGCGCTCTCGTATCTTGCGAGCAGGTCGTAGAGGTCATCGTCGGCGCTTTCGTCAACGATGTCCGGCGTCGGTTCCGGGAACGCCTTCTGCACGTCGCCGGCAGTCAATTGCGGTGGAGTGCCGGTGGTGACGAAATGCCAGAAGTCGGCTGCGGCCTTGTCGATCGCGGCCATGTCCTCCACGTCGGCCTCGAACGGTATCTCCACCGGCTCGTCGTCTCCGATGGCCGCGTACACGTAGCCCCATGTCCATCCAGTGACGAGCGTGTAGAATTCGACCTGAGCCAAGTAGTATGGCGGGATTCGGAGGTTGCCTTCCTTGTCATGCCAGTCCCCCGCTCGACGGCTGCTCGCCGTCTTGATTTCGAGGATCCCAAAATCGCCGTTCTCTTTCTGCAGGATGCCGTCAAGGGAAGCCCTCAGATAGGGCTTTTCGCGGCTGATGAATTGCTTGTCAGTGCCATCCGTGACGAGCATTTCCGGATGATTGGCGCGGAAACGCTTGCGAAGCTCGTTCTCCAAGGCATTGCCGCGGATGACAGCCCACTTGTCGGAGATGTCCTCCGGTTCCACGCGTCCGGTCTTCTCAAGCCACAGCTCATACGGTGTCTTAAAGGAATTCAGGCCGAGGATCGTGCTCATGTCGGAACCGCCGACACCAGCCTTACGGCTCTTCAGCCATGCGAGATGACGTTCCGTTTTCTTGCACTGTCGGAACCGTTCCAACGTGTAGCGTTCCGTGTCCTTGAGTGGTATCCGCTTCATTCCTTCGCCGCCTTCATTTCTTGGACTTCACCGTCGAAAAAATCGATAATGAGATTGCAGATGGCGACCGCCGACGTTTTGAGCTGGGCTTTTTCCTCTTCGTTTTCGGACTTGACGGTGAAAACGCCACTCTCGCTATTGAACTTGAGTCTCATTTCGCCACGTCCTTGCTGTAGTTGGCTTTCAAGTCCATGAGTTCGCCGTTGAGGAGTTTCGTGGCGAAGCCGTAGACCACTTTGTCGTTGGCTTGGAATGCTGTGCGTTGCAATGCGCTGATGGCGTCGAAAATGCCGGTCAATGCATTGGAGATGATGGCGCGTGGATCGG